GCCAATCAACGTGCTAAACGATTGGATCAGTTTTCGGACGCCGTGTTGACGCAAGAAATACTTCGCCGTACCCCAGAGTACGGTTTGAGCGGGTGCTAATATGCCGAAACTTCACCCCGGATTTGCCGCAGTACAGGGCAAAATCGCCAAGCGCTATGGCATGAAACGCGCTGGCGCGATTCTCGCGAGTGCTACTCGCAAGGCAAGCAAGAAAGCCAAGGCTAAAAATCCGCGACTGAAGCGGGTCGCTATGCCCAAGAAAAAGTAGTCCGTTTTCCGTACAAAAATGACGATCAAGGAACTGTCCGAAAAGTACGGAAGTCCAGATTTGATTCCCAACGAGGACTTGTACGTTTTTCTTTGCGATCCTGCTACCCGCTCGGCACTCGGGCAATTAGTAAGACCCTACCGAGACAAACTGCAATAGATTGAAACCGCCAAAGACATAAAAAGCAAGGGTGTCGTTGTAGAGACCCGCGAGCAACAGCAGGAAGCGCTTTCGAAAGAAGCGGCAATAGAACTAGAGAAGTTGAAGCAACATCCATTCATTGCCTCCGTTCGTTCCCGGTGCAAGAAAGACCTAGTTTGGCTGACGTGCTTTTTCTGTTGGGAGACTAATCCCGAAGGCGAAGGTCAGCCGATATCCGAAAATAAGATTACGTATGAATCGCACGGCCCGATCCTAGACTTGTTCGTCAAAAAAGACGACTCAAAGAAAATCAAGGATCAGGACAAGCGCAAGATTCGTATGCTACTGTGGCCTCGCGGCGGCATGAAATCCACGATTGACGTGGTTGATGCTGTTCAGTGGATTCTGAATTTCCCCGCGATTCGTATCCTGTATCTTACGGGCGATGACGATCTGGCACAGGGCTTCGTCAAGGAAACTAAGGGTCATTTTCTAGACCACACAGACGAACCGACGTTGATGAATTTGTTTTTCCCCGAATTTTGTTTCGCGGAATCCAAAGTCGGGAACGTTTACGAGTTTAATTCTCCCGTGTGGTTGGCCAAAAAAGTCTACCGCAAAGAGCCTACGGTTCAGGCGTCGTCGGTCGGATCGGGATTAGGCGGACGGCACTACGAAGTAGTCAAAGCCGACGATTCCGTTTATGACGGCAATACAGGAACCGCCGAAGTTTGTCAGAAGGTTTCTAAAAAGATTAGCACTACAGTTCGTCCGGGCAAGGCTCTGCGGTTCTACGGCTACCTCGATATCGTTGGTACACGCTACCACGATGTTGACTACTACGGCGAAGTAATCGAGAAGCATCGGGCGTCAAGCAACGACCTTGCAACTGTCGAAGGGCGCTGCTGGTCTCGTACCGAAAATCCGATCACGGGCGAAGTAATCCTAATCGGAAAAGCGATTGTCATCAAGCCCGAGACAGCGGCCAAGTTGGAAAAAGAAGGCCGCCCCGTGACGTATACGGAAGCCGGACCTGATGGCTGCGACCTGTTGTTGCCCGAAATAATGCCCTATTCTTCGTTAATCCAAGAATGGATGAACAACGAAGATACGTTCGAAGGGCAGATGAATCAGAACCCTCGGGCGGCGGGCCGGGTAACTTTTGATCTTGCCACTTTGCACCGCGCCACAGTAAATTTTCAAGAAATGCCGTTCTCCGGCCCTGTGTCGCAAACATGGGATTTTGCCGGGCCTTGGTTTCCGCACAAGAAGAAAAAAGGCCGGGATTTCTGTACCGGGTCTAACGCGATCTGGAACGAAAAAGGCGTTTGCTTTATCAACGACCTGATTCGGGATCGTTTCACTCCGGATGCGTTGGCACAGGCAGTTGTGGACTTTGCTGTCAAGTATCACCCGTTCATCGTCGGAATTGAAAATTCTCCGGGCGTTCAGTATCTTGAGCCGACGATTCTTTCCAAGGCGCGGGCGACAAACGACACTCACGTTATTCAGGTTCTCGGAAGAATCGACTGGATAACACCCGAGAATCAAATCGGGGCCAAAGAAATCCGGATGGCGGAACAGCAGCCTCTATTGGTTGCCGGACTTCTGAAGTTTGCCCATCATATGCCGCACCTTCAAATGCTGTACAAGGAATTTGAAGGCTGCTTGCACGGTGTCGGGCACGACGATATCCCAGATGTAATTTCCCGGCAACGGAAGTACGCGCCGCGTATCGTACAAATGGCGGCAAAGCCCGAAACTTCTTCGCGGGCGTTTTTGGTATCGCCCGAGCAAGCCAGTTGGAACATGATGTTTGCTGATGGCGATCAATTCGGGCGACCGGGGTTGGGCGTAACGCCTCCGCCGATTATCGCCCCTGAACCGGAACCCGAACATTCGGTTCCCGATATGTATCCGGGAGTGGCTAACGTTATTGGTTTGTAGTACGTTTTCCGTACAAATGAAAAAGACAAAGATACACAAAGGCAAGAAGCAGGAATGCCCGAAATGCCGGGAAGAAATGCTCGGCTTGGACGAATGCTTCCGTAGAATCAACGGTAAGAAATAACCACAAAAGGATTTCCAATGGCTAATAAACCCAACGCCGAGCAGGACAAACTTGTAGAGCAGTATCCGACGCAGATGGACCCGTATCGCGTGCGCGGAACCGACTTTCCCAATAAGGGCGGGTCAGGGACGGGCAGCAAGCCCGGACACGACGATCTTTTGTCCGAATCTGAACTTCAGGTTGGCCCGCGTCACAATGAAGACGGCGGAGCGGGCGAAGGCGGATATGGTACTCCGACTGAGTGGAATTCTGGTGGTCGCTCGCCGAAAGTCTCTGCCGGGTTCCCCGTGGGGAAGAACAAAGGCGAAGGTGACGAGCCTGCGACTTCCGTGTCGATTGCCGAAGGCGTGGACTTGATTTCGGGCAAGTTGACTTGCTCGGGCTATACCGAGACCGCTGTCGAGGAGACCCCAGAAAAGAGCGTCTCAATCGGGCGGCACTAATCCGTTCACGGAGCGTGAACAAAAACAATTACTGAACGCTGGACGGGGACAAGACTGACACATGGCTATTCTCGACGCACAAGTTAGCGACCCGTCCAAGCCGATAGCCCCTGAACAGGTAAAAGAAAAACTTCGTACTGGACAGTGGGACGATGCCGCCGCCCTTAGCCTCGTTCTGAACGATACCATAACAGCAGAAAGTTACGAGGCGAGCAAGCAGTGGGTTGCAGGATGGTCGTCGGGCAACACACTCTATCAATCACCGTTCACCGCCCGTTATTGGGAGGGAACTATGATAAACCGGAGCAGTATTCCGTTTTTCACAGTTGCCTCCGCAGTCAATAGTCTCACGCCCCAAATTCTAAACGGGCTGTTCTTCGAAAACCCGCCTTTTATGGTTCAGCCTCGGGCGAGTGGGACGAGTACAGAAGAAGCCGCCGCTGTTGGCGACGTTCTTGCGTTTCAACTAGAAGACACGAATTTCCGTGAGGAACTTCGCCTTGGCGTGATGAACGCCCTGCTGTTTGGCACCAACATCTGGAAGTGGGGCTGGGAAACTCTTACCGAGACTTATGAGACGGTTGTCCGCAAGCCTCCGACAACTGTTCCTAATCCGGTTCCGGGCGCTCCTAACATTCAGATTGACGAAGAAGACGAAGATTTGGAAATCGAGTCGGTTGAAGCCGTAATCGACCGCCCGTTCTTCGAACATATCAAGAACCTTCGCCATGTTCTGGTGGACCCGACGTTGGCGGTGCCCGATATCTCCAAGGGTAAATACGTTATCGAGCGTATTTACATGACTTGGAACGAAATTAACGATCTTCGCGGGCGTCCGGGCTTCGATATTCCTTCGAAAGAGGAAATGATTGAATTGTTCCTTCCGCCCAAGGAACCTGTTGAAAAAGCAATCGGCGAAACCAGCCTCAAGAACCCCGTGTGGGACATGCGGGCGAAAGAGCGTTGGGAAGAAGCGACAATTGATCCGTTCAATGAACCGCTGGAAACACTCTGGCGTTGGGACAACGAGAAACTTATCGTCGTCCTGCAAAAGAAGCGGGTATTGTTCAACGACGATAACCAATTCCACAAGATTCCGTATTTATCCATCGGATGGTGGGACGTGCCCGAAGGCTTCTATAGCATGGGCCTCGCTAAAACCGTGGGCAGCGAGCAAATGCTTCAGCAGGGCGTGGTCAATACTTGGTTAGACGGCGTTGCCCTAAACCTCAATCCTTCATGGAAGAGAATACAGGGCAAAAGCGTTCCGACCCAGAGTATCCGACTATCGCCGGGCAAAGTAATCAACGTCGAAAACAAGGACGACATCACGCCCTTGGAAAGAACGCCTGCGGTTCCTGAAGCGGGCGAACATATTGCGATGTCTCAGGGCCGCGTGGATCAACTCGCAGGTGCCGGGGCGTTAAATACGCAAGGCATTGGGGCAGGGCACTCCAATCTTGCCCGAACCGCGACAGGCGCTAACGCGATGTTGAACAGCGCGACTACCGCGCCAGACTTCGTTGAGAAACTTGCGAATCAAGTAATCATTCCGTTGCTCAACAATTTCCATCAGATGAATTTCCGGCTTCTGCCCAAGGCGATGCTGAAGCGGATTCTGAACGACGAATTGCAGCACGACTATATTAAGGCACAGGGCGATGTCGTCAACCTGTATAACGCCAAAGTAAAGTTCTCGATTCTTGCTGGATCGAAGATGCAGGCGAAGCGGGCGATGCAGGCGCAGTTGCCCGTCATTATCCAATTCCTGACCAACGAGCAGACTACGCAGCAACTTGCTATTGCGGGCTACCGCGTAGATGTCCTGCAACTCATGCGCGACATGTACCAAGTTGGAGAATGGAAAGACGCTGCTGACGTGATCGTGAAAATGTCTCCCGATGAACAGCAGCGAGCGCAGCAGAATTCCCCTGCCGCGATTACGCAAATGAAAGTTCAGGGAGCGCAACAGCAGCAGCAGCAACAGCAGAACGATAAATTGGAAGTGGTGGATGCGGAGAACGTTGCTCGGGCAGGTAGGGAAGTTCTTCGCTCCGCGCTGGAGAAATCGGAAATGCCCGAGGAACTGACGGGCGGCCCCGGACCACAAAATGTAGGATTCACGCAGGGATAGCATGTGGACTTACGACACAAAGTCCGGAAAACTTGCCCATAACGGTGTCTATGTCGCTACGGGTTGGGCGGGACACAATGTCAAGGACGGCGTACAGGGAAAGAACAACCCCGATGCCGTTAGCGTAAAAGGTATCGGGCCTCTACCGCCCGGAAAGTACACAATCGGCGACCCATATGACAGCCCGCATACCGGGCCGTACACTTTGCCGCTGACGCCCGATCCGTCCAACACGATGTACGACCGCGATGGATTCAAAATGCACGGATTTCAAGTGGGCACGGATCCGAACGATCCGTACAATCCTTCGTCTGATGGCTGCATTATTCAGGCGCGAGGCACGAGAAGTCAGGTCGGGGCGTCGCCCGACAAGGACTTGGAAGTAGTTTAGGAGAGCAGTATGAATGTTCCCGTTCCAAATACGAACGAAGCAACAAATTGCGTGACTTTTACTACCGAGCAAACAGGACAAGCGTGGGGCGGGATTCAACCTCCGCAGCCACAACATGTTTGTCCCGCGTGCGGGCATTGTCCTTGTTGTGGGCGCGGCGGACATCAGTTTCAGCCGTGGCCGGGATACCCGAACCCCTACATTGGCGATCCGATTCCGTATCCTTGGGGCGGCCCGTGGTACGGAACGACTACCGTGACTTGCGGTAATACTGACGGCTTGAGCGGTCTTCAAGCATGGAACTAATGAAATACTTTTTCATGGCGGGGGTAGCGATTTTTCTGATTGATGCCCTGTTTTTCAATCGCCCGAGATTTAGAAATCTTCGGAACGCTTATCGCGTTATTCGCGCAAAGCCTACCAAGAAATACTACTCCGTGGATTTGGACGAATTTCAGTAAGCCGTTCGCTCGAAACGAGGAACTATGGCAACAAAGACCGAACAGATGTCTGCGGCGCTCGAAGAGATTATCGGGCGAAAACTTGACGACGACGAAACTTCGGGCCTCGAAATCTGGAGCAAGTCTTTCGATCTTGCCCACTTCATTGAAGGCTTCCCGCAGCAGTGGTCGCTTTTCAAGGAA